CTCCCGTAAGTTCCAGTAATCCACTACCAGTCACAGGAACAGTATCAATTTCTACAACATCATCAGCATCTGTTACATTTCCACCAATAGCAACCGATGCATTTGGTCGTTTAAGAACTTCAAGTCCATTAACACTTTTTGATAGTTCGCACAGATATAGAGATAATAATCTTTGGAGTGGTTTAGTTGTTGGTACTGGTTCAACAGTTGGATTTTCAACTGCACAAGGTTTGATTAATATGACTGTTGGTGTAGGAAGCACCGCATCAGTCATCAGAGAAACAACAAAAGTATTTTCATATCAACCAGGAAAATCATTACAGGTAATGAATACATTTGTATTCAACCCAGTAAAAACAAATCTTCGCCAAAGAGTAGGATATTATGGCGCAGATAATGGAATGTATTTGGAACTTGATGGAAATACTTTATATTTTGTAGAAAGAACTTATGTTCCAGGAGTTGTAACAGAAACAAGGATAGCACAAGCAAATTGGAATATTGATACAATGCTTGGTGCAGGGCATCTCAATCCATCTGGTGTCACATTAGATATTAGTAAGGCACAAATTCTTTGGATGGATATTGAGTGGTTGGGACTTGGAACTGTAAGATTAGGATTTGTAGTTAATGGTAAGTTTATCCATTGTCATTCATTCCATCACGCAAATATTATCAATACAACTTATATCACAACAGCATCATTACCTTTGAGATATGAGATTGCAAATACTGGAATTACAACCAGTGCAAGCACACTTAAACAAGTTTGTTCTACTGTAATTTCGGAGGGTGGATATGAACTTCGTGGATTGCAACAAGCAATTAGCATTCCAATTAATTCTCCAAGAACATTGGGAACTGCGGGAACATTTTATCCCGTAATTGGTTTGCGTCTCAAAGCATCACCAAATCGTTTGGATGCGATTGTAATTCTTACCGCACTTTCTATAATGCCAATTAGCACTGGTAATTTTAATTGGCAAGTTAGAGCATCTGGAACTACTACTGGTGGTTCTTGGGTAAGTGCTGGTGTTGATAGTGCAGTTGAGTATAACATTACTGGAACTTCCTATACTGATGGAAGAATACTTGCAAGTGGATTTTTTAATGCATCAAATCAAGGAGCAAGTCAAGTTGATATTCTAAAAGAAGCATTATTTAAGTTTCAGTTAGAAAGAGATGGATTAACTTCAACTCCTTATGAACTTACACTTGTGGTTGCTTCTGATGGTGGTAGTGATACTGTTGTTGCTTCTATGGACTGGGAAGAGATTAGTAGATAAATTTTATGGCAGCTGATATTTACTTAGGTAATCCTAATTTAAAAAAAGCAAATACTGCAATTGAGTTTACTGAAGAACAAATTCTTGAGTTTCTTAAATGTAAACAGGATCCAGTTTATTTTGCTAGAAACTATATCAAAATTGTTTCTCTTGATCATGGTCTAGTTCCTTTTGAGATGTATCCTTTCCAGGAAAAACTTATTAGGAACTTCCATGCTCACCGATTTAATATTTGTAAGATGCCTCGTCAGACAGGTAAATCTACAACTTGTGTTTCATATTTGTTACATTATGCAGTCTTTAACGACAATGTTAATATAGCTATTCTAGCAAACAAAGCGTCTACTGCTGGAGATCTATTAAGCAGATTGCAACTTGCTTATGAGAACCTTCCAAAGTGGATGCAACAAGGCATTATTGCCTGGAACAAACGATCTATGGAGTTAGAAAATGGCTCAAAAATTATTGCTGCTTCTACTTCTGCCTCTGCGGTACGTGGTGGCTCTTACAATATTATATTCCTGGACGAATTTGCGTTTATTCCTAACCATATTGCTGACGAGTTCTTCGCTTCTGTTTATCCTACTATTTCATCTGGTCAATCTACAAAGGTAATTATTGTTTCTACCCCACATGGTATGAACCATTTCTACCGAATGTGGCACGACGCCGAAAGAGAAAAGAATGAATATATTCCAACGGAAGTTCACTGGTCTGAAGTTCCTGGAAGGGACACTAAATGGAAAGCACAAACAATTGCAAACACTTCTGAACAACAATTCCGTGTTGAATTTGAATGCGAATTCCTAGGATCTGTTGATACTTTGATTGCACCATCTAAACTCAAAGCGATGGTTTATGATGATCCTGTAAAAAATAATGGAAGTCTATGTGTTTATAATGAACCAGATGAACTGCGAGATTATATTATAACAGTTGACGTTGCTCGTGGCGTCTCAAAAGATTATTCCGCTTTTGTGGTATTTGATATCACCACATTCCCGTATAAAGTTGTAGCAAAATACAGGAATAATGAAATCAAACCAATGCTATTTCCATCAGTCATTGAAGAAGTAGGAAGAGCATATAACAATGCTTATATTCTTTGTGAAGTTAATGATATTGGAGATCAAGTTGCTTCAATTTTAAACTTCGATCTTGAGTATGAGAATATGCTTATGTGCTCAATGCGAGGACGTGCAGGACAAATTGTTGGAACTGGTTTTTCTGGAAAGAAAACTCAACTTGGTGTGAAGATGAGTTCTACTACAAAAAAAGTAGGATGCTCAAACTTAAAGACATTGATTGAGGATGACAAACTTATTATAACAGATTATGACACAATTAGTGAGTTAACAACATTTATCCAAAGAAAACAGTCATTTGAAGCAGAAGAAGGATGTAATGATGACTTAGCAATGTGTCTTGTTATTTTCTCTTGGTTAGTTGCTCAAGATTACTTCAAAGAGATGACTGATCAAGATGTTCGTAAAAGAATTTATGAAGAGCAAAGAAATCAAATTGAACAAGATATGGCACCATTTGGATTTGTTAGTGATGGATTAGATGGTTTTAGTGGTGAAGTTGATAGTAATGGTGATGTATGGAAAGTTGATGAATATGGAGATAGATCTTATATGTGGGAATATCACTGATTTCAGGAATTTATAAATAATTTTAGTCTAAAATTAGGGTTACTGCGGGGAGTTCAGAATGGCACTTCAGTTAGCATCACCAGGTATTCGTGTACGAGAGGTAGATCTAACCCGTGGCGGCGTAAATGCAACACTAAACGTCGCTGCAGGTATTGCAGCACCTTTCAAAAAGGGTCCTGTAAATGAGATTGTAAGAGTTACAAACGAAAAAGAATTAGTAGAAGTATTTGGTGGTCCTGGTGCAGGTTTAACCGACTACCATTATGAAAGTTGGTATGCAGCATCAAATTTCTTATCATATGGTGGTCAGTTAGACGTAGTTAGAGCAGGTGGTGGAGAACTAAACAACGCGAATGCTGGTGTTGGTATTGCATCAACAACTACTTTACGTGTTGACAACTTTGATGATTATAATAATAATCATACATCAGATAGTTCTTTTTACTGGGCAGCAAAAAATCCAGGAAACTGGGCAGAAAATTTAAAAGTTTGTGTAATTGATGCTTCTGCAGACCAAAGAATTTCTGGAATTTTAACTACTGTAGTTGTAACTTCTGGTGTTACAACTGCTTCCCACGGTATTCAAGTTGGTTATGCAGTAACTCAAGCATTAAGTGGTGTTTCTATTGGTATTGGAACAACTGCAGCAGCAAGCGGATATCTAAAAGGCGTTGTTACTGCTATTGGTGCAAGTTTTGTTGATGTAAAAGTTGTAAGTTATGTATCTGGTTTTGGTACAGAAACTGCAGTAGATTATCAAGCGGGTTCACTATATCAGTTTACCACTTCAAACATCGGTTTCTCATCGGCAGTTATCGGTGATGTTGGTATTATGACTGGTGGTAAGTCACTAACTGACTGGTACGATCAGCAAAATATTTTAACAAGTGTTGTTGACGGCGGAACAGACGCAGTTACTATTTCTTGGAGATCTGTTCTTGCAAAACCAGGAACAAATTCATATGTATCCCAAAGAAATGGACGTAATGATGGATTAAACGTTGTAGTAATTGATGCCGCAGGATCTGTAACAGGAACTGTAGGAGCAATTTTAGAGAAGTTTGGCAATCTTTCAAAGGCAAAGGATGCTGAGGTTTCTCCTCAAAAATCAGTTTATTACAAAGATTATCTTGCAGCAAATTCAGAATATGTATACGCTGGTCTATCACCAGTAAATTCAACTGATGCTTACTGGGGAACCAGATCACGTCCTGCAGGATTTAGTAGTGGTGTTGTTCCAATTACTGCAGCAGCAAGTGCATGGGGACAAGATGCAAAGGATATTACATTCTCATCATTAGGAAATGCAGCTTATAGATTAACTGGCGGTAAGGATTATAGAGGAGTTGGATATTATGATGCTCCACTTGGAGATCTTTTGACTGCTTATGATAAACTTGCTGATCCTGTAAACAGTGATATTAGGTTCCTACTACAAGGTGGTGCTTATAAGTCAAAAGAAGAAGAACAGGCAAAGGCAAATAAACTAATTTCTATCTGTGAAGGTCGCAAAGATTGTGTTACATTTATCTCACCAAATAGAGATAGTGTTGTAAACATTACAAACGCAAGTACACAATTAACAAACGTTCTATCATTCTTTGCACCACTTTCTTCATCATCTTATGTTGTATTTGATAGTGGTTATCAATACGTATATGACCGCTTTAATAAGCGATTTGCATACGTTCCTTGTTCAAATGATGTAGCAGGTTTGTGTGTTAGAACCGATAGAGATCAGTTCCCATGGTTCTCACCTGCAGGAACAAGCAGAGGTTCATTAAACTTTGCGGTTAAACTTGCATTTAACCCAGGTCAAGATGCAAGGGATAGATTATATTCTAATAGAATTAATCCTATCATTGCATCACCTGGTTCTGGTATTATTCTCTTTGGAGATAAGACTGGACTAGCGTTTGAAAGTGCATTTGATCGCATCAACGTAAGACGCCTTTTCATCACTATTGAAAAGGCAATTGAAAATGCTGCCAAAGCACAACTATTTGAACTTAACGATGCTGGAACTAGATCAAACTTTGTAAATATTGTTGAACCATATTTACGTGATGTTCAAGCAAAACGAGGTGTAACTGAATTTCTAGTTGTTTGTGATGACACAAATAACACTCCAGATGTTATTGATCGTAATGAATTTATTGCTGACATCTATGTAAAACCAGCAAGATCGATCAACTTCATCGGTCTAACGTTTGTAGCCACGAGAACGGGAGTTTCGTTCTCCGAAATCGTCGGCACCGTTTGATAATAGGAGGAAAAATCAATGCCATTACAAAACACAAACATTTTCAATACTCCTAATAATGAAAGAACAATTGACCAATTTAAGTCAAGACTTGTTCAAGGTGGTGCTAGACCAAATCTTTTTGAAGTAGAAATGAATTTTCCAACTGGAGTTGGAATTTTTGATGAGATCGGAGACACTTCTTACAGAATGTTGATCAAAGGTGCTCAACTTCCAGCATCAAACATTGCTGAAGTTATTGTTCCTTTCCGTGGTAGACAACTTAAAGTTGCTGGTGATAGAAGATTTGATCCATGGACAATCACAGTCATCAATGATGGTGACTTCAAACTAAGAGAAGCATTTGAAAGATGGTCAAATTATATTATTAAAGTTTCTGATGGTTCTGGTACAATCAATCCAGCAGATTATTTCTCGGATTGGGTCGTAACTCAACTTGGACGTGCAGAAACCGTTCCTGGATCAGGAAGTCAAAATGCAGCTCCACTTCCAGTGAAGCGTGCATATAAGATGTACGGTTGTTGGCCAAGTTCAGTTGGTGCTATCGAACTTTCATATGATAGTGCAGACGTTATTGAAGAGTTTCAGGTAACACTACAAGTTCAGTGGTGGGAAGCTTATACGGGTTCAAACACCGATTCCGTAGTCTGATAAATAGACCAAAGGGTTTTTTATAATAATGGCGAAACTTTTTGGTTTTTCGATTGATGATGAAGAAAAAAAGTCTAAAGGCATAGTCAGTCCAGTTCCTCCAAATGACGAGGACGGGGCTGACTATTATCTTTCTTCAGGATTTTACGGACAATACGTAGATATTGAAGGCGTTTTTAGAACAGAATTTGATATTATCAAAAAATATCGTGACATGGCATTACATCCAGAATGTGATACTGCTATTGAGCACGTTGTAAATGAAGCTATTGTTTCAGATCTTAATGATAGTCCTGTAGAAATTGATCTTGATAATCTTCAGGTAAGTTCTTCATTAAAGAAAGTAATTAGAAATGAATTTAAATATGTAAAAGATTTATTGGAATTTGATAAAAAATCTCATGAGATCTTTAGAAATTGGTATGTTGATGGAAGACTTTATTATCATAAAGTAATTGATTTGCAGAAACCAGACGAGGGCATCAAAGAAGTAAGATATATTGACGCTTTAAAGATGAAACTCATGAGAGTTCGTCCAAATGATAAAAAAGCGTTGCCAGCAAGACCATACAATGAAGACGTTACTTCAACTAAAGATGCTGATGTGGTTGAATTCTACACATACTATCCTGAAGGTGTAGCACAAAAGTACGGGTCAGTATCAGGAAAAGGCATAAGGATTGCAAAGGATGCAATCTGCCATGTTACTTCTGGTCTTGTAGATAGAAACAAACATCTTAATCTTTCATATCTACATAAAGCAATTAAAGCACTCAATCAACTTCGTATGATTGAAGATAGTCTTGTTATTTACAGACTGTCACGAGCACCAGAACGTAGAATTTTTTATATCGATGTTGGTAATCTTCCAAAAGTAAAAGCGGAACAATATCTTCGTGATGTTATGTCTCGCTATCGTAACAAGTTGGTATATGATGCATCAACTGGTGAGATTAAAGATGATAAAAAATTCATGTCTATGTTGGAAGATTTCTGGTTACCAAGACGCGAAGGTGGTCGTGGAACAGAAATTTCTACACTTCCTGGTGGACAAAACCTCGGTGAACTAACTGATGTAGAATATTTCCAAAAGAAACTTTATAGATCTTTAAATGTTCCTGATAGTAGAATTGGATCTGATAGTGGATTTAATTTAGGTCGCTCATCAGAAATTCTGCGTGACGAACTAATGTTCAGTAAATTTGTAGGACGCCTTAGAAAAAGATTTTCTGGATTATTTCTAGATCTTTTAAAGACACAATTAATTCTTAAAAATATTGTTACCCCAGAAGATTGGGAGCAAATGGCAGAGCATATTCAATTTGATTACATTTATGATAATCATTTTGCAGAATTAAAAGATACTGAACTAATGAATGAGCGTCTAAATCTTATGGTTGCCATCGAACCTTATATTGGTACTTACTATTCAAGAGATTATGTAAAGCGTAAAGTTCTTCGTCAGACAGATGAAGAAATTATTGAAATGGAAGAAGAAATGCAAAATGAAAATGAAATGGGCATTGGTGTTCCACTAGAAACTCAAAATGCAATTATGCAAGGACAGATGCAGAATGACCTCGGTATGAGACAAATGGAACCAGATTTAGATAAAAAGAAAGATGGTGGATCAACTGAAGCACCATCAATAAATATCAAAAAAGCTAAGATATAAATAAATACAGGCATTTTTACAAATTATGGATTCTGCAGAATTAATTGATATGGTTGTTTCTGATGCACCTTCATCAGAAGTTTCCGATTATATCAAAAGTCTTTTGTTTACCAAGGCAAGCGAAAAGGTTGATGCTTTAAAACCAGAAGTATCTGCTGGTTTATTTGGAGCAGAAGATGGAAATGAAGTTGAAGATGAAATCGAAACCGAAGAGGAAGAATGAGCGCATCACAACCATTAAATTTATATCAAAATATTGGAAAATTATCTAGTACTAATGCAAATTCTGTAACTAGTAATCCTTTCATTATTAGAACTGGTGTTGTTTTAGCGGTAGCATCAACCTCAAAAGGTGGTGGAAGTATTGGTATCTGTAATACG